CGGCTCTCTGGCGTCCCTGTCAACCGACCACATCCTGAGCGGCGACACGACGGCGCCCACCGTCACGACGGCGCCGGTCTCTCTCGGCATCGTGACCTCCATGTCGGACCTCTACTGATGGTCAGGATGACGCCCAACAAGCGGGAACTCGAGCGGCTCCGGAAGCGTACCGCGGCACTCCTGATCTCCGACCGCGAGAGGCAGGGTCCGATCCTCGTGGCGCTGGACCGTGTTCATTCTCAGCAGGCTCGCCGCGCATTCACGACAGAGGGCGTGTCCACCGGCTCGGCATGGAAGCCGCTCTCTAAGGGCTACGCCGCATGGAAGCGCAGGGTCAAGCCGGGCCGCCGCATCCTGGTATTCAGCGGTGACATGCGCGACCGATTCACGCTGCCGGCGAGCGCCAATCACATCCGCGAGTGGGTTCGGCCGTGGACCTATCTGTTCGGCGTCGCCTCCACGAAGGCGTGGCGCCACGAGACCGGGACCGGCGAAGGCAAGCAGGTGCTCCCTAGGCGGAGCGTCCTTGCAAAGACCGCCGCAGACCTCAAGCAGTTCACCGAGGCTTTCGCCTCGTATTACATCAAGCGGACTCGTCAGGTGCTACGGCATCTGTAGGTCTGCGCCGGACGTGTGATGGCGATCAAGGGCGCGGAGTACGCCGTGACTCGGATTGTCGCAACGCTCCAACTCTATCTACCGACAGAGCTGGACCTGATCGACGCCGAGATGGCAGACACGATCACCCTCGCGGACGTGGATAACGCCGCGTACTACGAGTACGAGAACCCGTCCGCCGAGATGGAGCATGTCCTGTATATCAACGTCAACGCAGACGACAGCGAGGCGCTCATCACGGACACCATCACGAACTCGCCGGGGCGCATGGTTGACGAGCATTCCGTCGCGGTCTCCGTCACGCTCAAGGACTCCGGCAACGAGAATCCGACGCTCACCAAGCGCCGCGTGATGCGCTACGCCCGCGCCATCTGCCGCGTCCTGACCGTCAAGTACCCGACCCTGACGGAGACCGTCACGCGAGTCCACCGCATCGGCGCGAACCCCATGACCTACCGCCTCAACCCGGAGCAGGGGGAGGGGCAATTCATCCTCTCGGCCGTCGTGCCGTTGAAGGTGGTGACGCATGAAAGCCTCTGACCCCAAGCCGGCGGCGCGCAACCGACCGGAGCCTATCCAGATTTCCGATCCCGCAGAAGCGCGGGCGAACCGCTCGTACATCATCACCCCACCGGCGCCGCCGAAGGTGAAGAAGCACCAGGAGGCCACAGATGGCGAAGCCGTATAGGCTCAACGAGGCGCAAGTCTGTTGCGAGGCCGAGGCCGTCCCCGGAACCGCCGAGACCCCGGCCGCTGCCGACATGGTGCTGGTCGAGAACTTCAAGTTCACACCGACCTACGGCAACGCCCCGAACAACAGCATGGGCGGCGGCGTGTTCAGCAAGTCGCCGGGGGCCTCCGGCGTCCAGACCGGGACCGTCTCGTTCGATGTCGTGATGAAGGGCTCAGGAGCCGCCGGCACGGCCCCCGAGTGGCGCGACCTGATCATGATGTGCGGGTTCTCCGAGACCATCGTCGGGGCAACGTCGGTCACCTACGCCCCGGCCGCCCCGGAGGCGTACTACACGATGTCGTGGATCGTCCCCGGCCTAGGCGCCGGTGGCGAGGACATGCTGCACCGCCTCGCGGGCTGTCAGGCGAACGCGAAGTTCACGTTCAAGGCGGGCGACCTGCGCCGGATGAACGTCTCGGCCACCGGCATCATCGCGGCCCCGTCCGACTCCACGATTCTCTCGGCCCCGACCTGGGATACGACGGCCCCGACCGCGTTCCTCAACGATGCGGCGGTAATCCACGGATCGACTCTGGCCTTCGAGACGCTGGAGATCGACATGGGCCAGGAGATCGCATACCGCCCGAACGCCAACAGCGCGACCGGCGGGCTCACGGCGCAGATCACCTCGAGGCGTCCGACCGGCACCGTGGACATCGAGGCCGAGAAGCTCTCGACGTTCAACATCTACACGAGGATCACGGCCAACACTCTCGGGGCGCTGGCCATGACTCCGGTGGCGACCGCAGGGAACAAGGTGGCGCTCAACGCTCCAAACATCCGGTTTACCGGAGTCGACCACGCCGACCGCGCCGGGGCTCTGGTCTGGCAGGCCGCCTTCGAGTGTCTGCGTTCGGCCAACGCCGGGAACGACGAAGTGCAGGTGGTTCTAACCTAAAAGGGGGTAGTGATGGAGCTCAACGAACTAATGGTCAACGGCGACGGAACCGCCGTCGTGATGTGGCGCGGCAAGATCGCCGTGCGTCTGCGCCCGTTCTCCGGGGAGATGGAGCGCCGCGCACAGCGCATCGTCAAGCCGCAGTACCGGGGGCACAACCGGACCGAAGACAAGGTGGACCCGATTGCGCTGCGGGACTTCTACTGCGACGAGATCGTTACCGACATCGAAGGGCTCACGAAGGACGGTGAGCCGTTCGGGAAGTCGAAAGAGGACCGCCGCATGCTGTGGGATGCGACTCCGGACTTCCGGGTCTTCGTCATCAACGCGGCGAACGAGGCGGCCAACTTCGAGGCTGAAAAAAACGGCTAGAGGAGGAGAACCTTGAGACATGCGCCCGGCAGTTCTTCTCCCGCATATCCCCGCGCTGTTGCCTTCACGGCGGAGGCGTTCGGCGCTCCGGGCTTCCTGACTGCTCCAAGTGCGGCGTTGCCGACGCACTCAACGCCCTGGACGAAGGCAACCGTGAGGCATTCAACATCTTCACGACTGACCTTGGCGCGGCCATCGTCAACCTCGCGCCGATGGCTGAGCGGCCGGTATTCGTTCTTGATGCGGGATGGGTTCGCCTCACTCTGGAGGCGCGTGAAGTCCCTGTGCCGGAGTGGCCGGGGATGATTCGGAAGATTCAGATTCTCCACCGGGAACGGGAAGCCGCGAGGAAGTAGATGGCCGAGCGCGTCACAGTCGCAACCCTGACGATTGACGAGCAGGGAGCGGTGCGCTCGGTCAATAACCTTGTCGGTGCGGAGAAGAAGCTCGACGCGCAGACGAAGACAACCTCGGATGCGTTCACGGCGCGCATGTTCAATATGCGATCCGCCGCCGCCGCCTTCCTCGGTGGCTTCACGCTAGCCGGCGCCATCTTCCAACTGCGCGAACTCGCCACGGCCGTCATTACGTCGAGTGACGCATGGGCCGCTTATTCCAAGAGCGCCGATGCGGCCGGGAAGCGCACCGCGAATCTCCTCGCGGACCTGCTTGGAATCACCGCCGCACTCGAAGGCACGACGCCGTGGCTCAACCGACTTGAGCGTCTCGCTGGAGTCGCCAAGGGGCAGAACTACCAGGGGCCGACCGCGTTCGGAATCATCGGGACGCTTCTGTGGGGAAGCAATTACAACCTGTTCAAGCAGGCGCTCGAGGGCGTTGGCGGACTGATTGACAAGGCGCTTCCGACCGAGGCGAAGCCGGGAATTGCCGACCCGTGGGCCGTTTCGGATTGGGAAAAGGCGCTCAAGGCGGTCGAGGAGCGCAACAATTTCCTATCCAAGAATCCCACTGCCGGATTCAACCCGAAGATTCAGGGGCCGCCGCTGGCGCAGCGCATCGACCAGGGCGTCGGCTTTGGAGAGCCGCTGCAATACGCATGGCCGGAGATTCCAGACGATGACGCGCTCGCCCGGTGGGAGGAGGCGCTTGAGCTTCAAGAGCGACAGATCGAGTTCTGGGAGCAGCAGGGGAACGTCATCGTTGAACTGACCAACCATTACGCGGAGTATGGCGCGGTGGCGAGCGCGGCCGGTGATGCGGTGGCCGCTGCGGCTCAGTCCGGGATCGTCTCACAGGGCACGGCCGCGAGAATTAGCGCCGCCATCATCGCGGCCGAGGCGACCATTCGGGGAATGTTTGAACTTGCCGCCGCTGCCGCGTCCGCTGCGTCTTACGACTATCGCGGCGCGGTCCTGCACAAGATCGCGGCTGGACTCTACTTCGCCACCGCCGCGTTCAAGGGAGCCGGGGCGTTCGGGGCGGGCGGGACGGGCGCGGACCGGGCGGTCAACGCGGGACGATTCCAACAGGTCAACCAGGCGCAGCCGGTTCGGCCGGAGATTCATCTCTACCTTGAGGGCACGCTGTCGGACGTGCGCGTCAGGGAATTGACCGGCGGCGTGGTGAAGGCGATCACCGATGGCGTTGGCG